CCTCTGGTCGTGGAGTCTCGAGAGGAGAGGAGGTTCGCCCGTTCGTATATTGCTCCACAAGCGTTTCCTTATCAGCGCCGGGCATTTTCTTGAGCAGGGTGTAAAAGCGTGCGTAGTTTCTCTCGTTTGCCATAGCTGTTTTATTTTTGCATGTAATACACTTGTAAAGGTTTGCCGTTTCGCTTAACAATGAGACGTGTCTCTCCGTCTTCGGTCAGCAGGTCGGCAGCCACCTCGCTCCTCACCATGATATCCCGGCGCGTGTAGAGGCTACGAATGAAAGCATCTACGAAGTCCTGAAGTGCCAACCAGTCTTCGGGCGTGTCTTCTATACCACGCATGGCGTAGTGCTGACTGACTTCAAACTGCAACCGCAACAGCCACTCGGGTTTGTCGTGCGGTGTCATCGAATAATACTTTAATTTTCCCATATCGTCTTTATCTTTTCGTCAGGTTATTTGTTTTCTATTGTTTGAACTCAGGAAGGACTCCGAGATATAAATATCTGTTATCATCTGTTCTATAACATGTGCAATAAAATAGTATGTTGTCTTCCGACTTAATCGCGTCACCGCCTTGAATAAAGTCACGAGAGCAATAATAAGGAGGAATAATTTCTCCAATATAGTTACACAAATCCTCACTTATCCAATCGCCGGGGCTTAGAAACTCCTCTAAGTCTTTTCCTGATTTTTTCCACTGCTTCAATGTTTTGATTGTCTGCATCTTATTTTAATTTATCATTCTCCTGCTTTCCACTCAATCGTCACCACCGCATCAAGTCTTCCGCTGCCTTTACAGATAGGGCATTCTTGCTTGTAGCGTTCGCGATAGCAGTTTTCCTGCCAGTGATAGCCGTTGCCCTGGCAATAGGTGCACACGTGGCCACGGCTCAAAAAATGCTCTTCCATGCGCCCTCCTGGTGTCTTCAGTCCAGGGGTGATTTCTATTGTTCGTTTTTCCTTGCTCATATCCAATCTACTATTTTATTTTCAAACATTGTAATCTGTTTTATTTTCTTATCTATTGCTTTAGCGAAGAAAAACTCTGCTAAGGCACCCGGACTTTCGTGCCAGTCAGGAAGCAGACAGATGATATCACACCGTTTCAGTTGCATAATGTCAAGAAGAAGTATCTCTTCATAGAAGTTCGTGCCACATGCCTTTGCGTAGTTCTCTGCCATGATGCCAAGCCCGCTTTGAGTCGGATTAAACACTTTATATCCTTTTGCTTTCAACCACGCTTCTGCCTCTGCAAATTTCTTGCGAGTCGAATCACTAAGAATATCCTCACCTATCTTTCCTGCGATATATACTTTCTTTGTTCGTCTTTCCTTGCTCATCTTAATATTAATATCTAAAATTTGTAAAATGAATAATCGCTAACGGATTTGATAAATCGTAGTTTCTGAACCACGCTTTCCAATCTTTGAAAGAAAGACCGTCATTTTTTGCAAACATGTATCTATCCATCGATTTGAATTCATTACCTGGCCCATATTCAATAACAGGTAGCATGATATTATTGTCGATAAATATTAGTTTCTGAATACCGACACCCTCATTTGCAGTCAGCTGTGCAATTTCAATCTGCTTGCTCCTATACGGTTCGTCCACCCATTGCCGGATAGATAATACACCTTTACCTGCTTGTATTTCTGCAATACGGTGTTCCCACAGGGAATAATTTGCACGAATAGTATGCAGTTTGCTTATACCGAGCTTCTCCTCAAAAAAAGTTTGTTCTCCAGCATGGAGATGCCCTTTTGGAAAGGTTTTTGATAACATTAAAATATAAGTATTCATTTGTCTATTGTATTACTAATTGTACATTGAAATGAAACTCACGGCAGAGCCGCCTTATCTGCTTTATCTTGAACGGATCGCCGCCCACGCCGAAGGAGATGGTACGTTCGCGGGTGTTGGCCTGTACGCCCTTTTTTCGTAGCCTGTACAACAGGTTGTCTCGCTTGTTTGCCATAACTTTACTCTTTAGTTTCTCCCCAATATATGTTTGCTCTTTCCTCCCATATCGTGTAATAGCCCTTGCTCCCGAAATACCGCCCTTTGCTGATTGCCCGATAACCCTCCACCCATATCTTCAGGGCTGCATCATACATCACACTCACGGCTGTACGACCTGAAGGTTTGTTTCCTTCTGCCTGACTGATGAAGATGAGCAGCTTATCCCGGTGTCGGTTCTTAAACTTCTGATAATCCTTAAAGCTCATCTGTGTGTACTGAAAGCTGTCTATCACAATGATATCCGGGCTTTTGTGCTTCTTGAGACGGCCGTCAAGGTCTTTCATGCTTTCACTGATGAGGATAAACCGCCGTGCAACGTCCTGCATACCTGCCTCTATAAGTGCATTCTTCATTGTCAGAGAGAAACCTTCTTCCAAGGAATTGTAGGCTATCTTCCCGTACTTTGCCAACTCTTTGCAGAGCTTCATCGTGAAGCTGGTCTTACCGCTTCCAGAACGTCCCCAAATAAACCATACGCCTCCTCGCTCCGGTGCTCCGAAGGCGTCGGCCCATTCTCCTTCAAAAGGATAGGTTTCTTTCTTCATACGCAGCATATCGGTTACTGACATTGCCCTGTTCATTATTCTGCTGTTTTACCGCTGTTCAAACGCTGATTTTTCGCTGTTTGAGCAGCCATCAATTTAACTCTATGAATATTCTTCTTCACGCGCCGCAGGTCGAATTCATATTCTTCTGCATCTTTAACAACCTCTGAGATGCGTCCTTTGTCTGTCACACCGTTTGCCATGCAGATTGCATACACATCATGAGGGGCGGTCTGTTCCAGTTCATAGAACTTGCGGCCGATACGGCTGTGTATCTCGTTATATCCGCATTTGTTGTAGCGCAGCCCCATGGTCATACGACGCTTGATATAGCTTGTAGAGAAGAAGACGATACCACACTTATCCTCTAATCTGTTATACAAGTCGATGAAATAGTGGAATACTCGCTCCGGCAGTTTGTCGGCTTCGTCAAAAAGAAGCAGCGGTGCCTCCATCTGAATAAGGTCGTCAATGATCCTGTCGAGCAGCTCTCTGATGCTGTAACCTTCTGTACGCTGACCGATACGGCGTGCAATCTCACGTACAAAGTCACTCTTCTTCATGTCTTCAGAACACAAGATGTAGAACACCTCATTGTTCTCATTTGCATAGAGGCGCGCCGTGGTTGTCTTTCCACAGCCTGCTTCTCCCACTATCCATGTAACATTCTTCACAGCCTGGGCATCTTTCATGACGAGTGACATTTCCTGAAAGGCCTTTGTCTCGACCACCTGCCAGTCATTACCAGACGTTGTCCCCAACTGTGAGGAGAGGTTGCGCCACATGTCGTCCGAAATATTCTCCCACTTGCCCTGCAGAATACTGCTCACCGTTGCGCTGCTCGTTCCTACCAGACTCTGTGCAGCCTTATTCTGACTTGGGTACTTGCTGACATACTGCTTCAAGCATTCCTGGATCTGACTCTTTTCGTTGTTTGTCAACTTACTCATATCTTTTCTATTTTAGTTGTTATTTTTTTATTTTGTGTAGTGAGGCACCACCTCGCTGCCTATGATTTGCCAGCCACATAAGCCATGTCAACCACTGCTGTCTCAACCTTTGACCAGTCTTCAAGGCTCACTTGCTTCGTCTTTCGTCCTATTTTATACTCTTCAGGCGCCTTGCTATAAATACCTGTACGGCGTTCTATCTGTCTGCGCTCTGCTGCTGTCATTCCCTTTGGCTTTGGACTACGTAAGCCGTGCTGCTCCGGCATTACACCGTGAGCCTTTTCTATCTCACGTCCTGCAACGGTGCGCTCAATACGGTCAGTAGTATTCGCAGCCTGCTGCTGTCTGATGAATGCAGCTTCACCTTCCGTCTGCTCTTGTATCGCACGATGTATCACAACGTAAGGTTCTGCTACTCGTTCAAACCTCAGGCTGCCGTCAGCTTCTTTCTTATAGAGTCGGACGCTTCCGAAGTCGTAAGGATCATACTTGACAACGAACCGCTCGTAAGTGTGCTGTCTTCGCCACTCATGATCAGGAACACCAGGTTCACTCATCACCTCGTATTGTCGCTTCTCCTTCTTAATCGTTACGCTGATGCCTTGGTCGGTGAACGTGCTCATACGCTTAGCCGTAACCCAGAACATATCCACCATATCGTGTGCCGTAACCTGCTGTGTTTCCTCATTCACGCTGTTGTCGTAGGCTTCCTGCCGGCTCTTGCCGTATGCAGGATGCTGCATTTCGTTCCACTCCTTAGTAGCCTTTGCGTAAGCATCCTTCAGTTCCTCAAGCGTATAGAGTGAGTCCTTGTTTTCCTCAATAAACTCAAGGTTCGGACGGCTCGACATCTTCTTTGCCGTAATGTTCTGACCCGTGAAGCGCCAATCCTTGTGCAGCACCTGCTGTTGGAAGCGGCCGAACACCGCCTCAATGGTCTTCGACTCGCCGTTGTAGGGTTGCGTGGTCCTATGCACGTGGCAAAGCTTCTTAAACAGTCCGTCAGCGTCAAGTTTTTTGTGTCCGCCCTGGTTGTCGTGCACAATTTCGTAAGGCTTGTGCCTGCTGGTCTGGATTGCCATACGGTAAGCGAGATATTGCGCTTCGTAGTCCTCGCTGTCGCTGATGTGCCAGCCAAGCATCACCTCGCTCATCGCATCAATGACTACATAGACCTGCGTGGTCCGCACCTTGCCTTCCTCATCCTGGTAGTATAGGTTGAGTTTCGTACCGTCACCATACCACAGAGCGTCGCGCTTCGTTGGCAGTGCTGTACGGTGTTTACGTCCGAACTTCTGTCGTGCGGCCTGCTCACCATATACTGCATCATACCATAGTGGCATAATCGCAGCACTGTTAAACCATCGCTTCAGACCGCTAAGGCTCTTCAACGGCTTCCAGCCGTTCTCCACAGCCCTGCGGTTTCCTTCCTCAAAGATTTGTGCATCCGTATATACAGGAACCCGACAGCGTTTCAAGGCTATGAGCAACTGCCCGAACTCGGGTGTTATCTTAATAGTGTTCAAATTACCCACCTTACCACTGATCAAGCTGCGATAGCCGTCGGCCTTGAAAGCCTTGAACTTTGTCTTTAGGCGTGCTTCATTCTGCGGAAGTGTGTGCTGATATTCTTCACGCATAGCTTCAGAACTCTTATAGATTACCTCCCAGGCTCCGCCCGTGCTACCATTCAGGCTCTGACGGATAGCCCTGCGTTGTGCCATCATCTTCAGCAACTCTTTCAGTACGCTGGCATTGATGGTGTACTCTTCAATAAGCTTTTCAGTGAGATGTTCCTGCTTGCCGTTCTTCTCATATGTGAACGCTTCATACCATTCGCGAGCCTCGCCGTCAAGCCTGATGCGGTCTTTCAGCATAGCCTCCTTCATCTTCTGTTCAGGGTCGCCGTATCGTTCCATATACCGCTTCCTGTATTTCTCCGGGAGGGAACTCCATGCGTAGAGCGTGTAATTCCCCTCTCCGCCACCGTTGTTCACGGAGACGAGATGTCCGCGGTACAGATTGGTATTGAAGGTTCCTTGCTTCATAACCGGGTCTGTTCCCATGCAGAGTTCCTCACGTGTAACGCACAGCATTTTATTGTAATATTCCATCCCGTTAAGGTTTTACAGGCTCATAGCCATTATTTCAACTTCGTTCTGCAACGCCATGAAACTGGGCACGTCAAGATTATGCTCCACACGCGTCTCTTTGCCGTCAATCAGAACATGCGTGCTGCCGTCATTGCGGTCATACACCAATTTTACACGTTCTCCATAACGCTGAGTCATGGTCTTTTCCACCTCCTCGTGAGTGGTTTCCATTTCCTCGGGTTTCCAGCTTGGAACGCCACCGAACTGCGTCAGAGCCGTGTAACGTATCTTCCGTGCCAGGTCACTCTCGCGCTTGAAATTCAGCGCTAACCACACCATCATCTTAGAGCAGCTGAATATCTTGCAAAGCTGCGTCTTTGCTTTGTCACTTACATAAATCTTCTTTTCCATATCTGTTATTCTTATTGTTGTCGATTTTTTTATACCTTTATGGCCTATTATAAAATCTAAGTGTTATGTATAAGTATAAATTTGATGCAACGATTACTATCATTCCCGATTATCCAAACTGTGACGAAGCAAAGCTGCAGCTCCGGAATATGGGTTTAGCAATTTTTGAGGACATTCTGAACAGCTTGAATTTGGAACATCGGTACGACTACACCTGTCGCTTACAGGGCGATGAGACGTGCGTAGAGTTGTTGATACACGTCTGTAAGGAAGTCCCGAAACTTCAACATGTAGTTTACCTGACTCAAATTCTACAAGGACTCTGCAACCTGTACGACTACTCAGATGACATTGCATGTTATTTCCGTTTACATTGATGTTGAGACGTGCCGTTCCTTCCTTGCACACATAAATCTTCTTTTCCATATCTTTTCTTTATTAATATTATGTTTGTAGGCGGAGGGGAATCGAACCCCAGTTGCCGAGATGTTCTGGTCCGCTACCATTCGGACGTAGCCGCCTTGGGTTATCCTACAATCTATTCACCTTGAATAACATTCGCGCGTCGTTTGAGTGCCTCAAAAATCGAGTAATAAAGCGAAAGGCACATACAATACGTATCGTCCCGAAAGCGCATATCCCGATTTTTCTCTATACTGCGCATGTCACTTATCACCCCACTTAATGCGTCAACCAGCGCATCTATTTTCTCAACACTTACTCGGTCTAATAAACTCTTGTTCATGTCTTACTTACAATAAGGTTATTTAGAAATTCGTCACATCATAATATCTAACGTCATCGTAGGAAACCTGTGCTCCTAATGAGGTAACATTAAGCATGAGATAGTTGAATGCCTCATTATACGTTTCAAAACGTGACCAGTTTTCATGCAAATGGATGGCTGCTCTTTTGATTTGTGCCTGACTTTGTGCTTTGATAATCGTACAAACGTCTGCTTTGTTCACATTTAACTTGTAAGATGCGTAGAAGTAAGTTTTCATATTCCTATACCCGTTGGCGGAATTAATCAATAGATAAAATATCAGAAATATGAATGTAAAAAAGTTGCACATGTCGCTAAAAATCA